GTCCGCTGATTATCGAAAGGGGGCTTATGTGGGGCGATATCGGATTGAACTCCCTCTCGGCCATCTCGGCCGCATCGAGTATCTTGTAGAGGTCTATCCCGGTATGATATCCAATGCGATGCAGGACTGCTACCAGGACCTCTAGCTGCGCATTTCCAGCACCGGCGCCAAACCCTCGTATGCTGGCATCCAGCATGTCAGCTCCTGCCTCGATTGCCGCGAGGCTGTTTGCGATCGCAAGCCCTAGGTTGTTGTGGGCATGGAAACCAACGGGGATGCTGATGCCGCTTTTTAGCGAGGTTATGCGCTCTCTAACATCTTCAGGAAGATACGTACCGGATGAATCCATGATCACCAGTGCCTGGGCACCGTATGCTTCCATCTTCGTGGCCTCGGCCACCAACGTTCCAACATCCGCCATGTGGCTCATCATGAGAACCCCGATCGCCGTTCGATCAACCTTCCTCACATGCTCAATGTGGCGCTGGCAGATGTCAGCTTCGGTTACGTGTGCCGCTATCCGAAACACGTCAATTCCGAGATCGATCGCCTTGGTGAGATCCCTCTTGATGGTCGCGAATCCGGGGATGACATGCGTGCTTAACCTGGTATTGATCAAGCTGCTCCTTGCCGCAGAAAAGATCTCGTCGTCGCTGCATGCCGCTTGACCGACCAGAATGCTGGAAGCACCAAGACCGTTGCCATGTCCGACCTCAACAACGGCAACACCGGCGGCTTCGGCAGCAGCGCAGTAGCTCCGAATGTTGTCGATCGTGAGCTGATGCCTCACGGCATGGTTACCATCGCGCAGCGTTGAATCGTTTATGATTATGCTCCTGGTCATGGTAACCTCGATCGTGATATCATCTCCATCACCCTGATGGCAGCGCAGTTGATTATGTCCAAATTACCGGCATACGGCGGTAGGTAATCTCCGGCCCCCGTTACCTTTACCGACACCACAACGGTGCCATCCTTTATCCTTGGAGGGACGATGAGCTGATAACCCGGCACGTATTCCCTCACCGATCTGATCATTCGATCAATCGACGCGTTGATCTTGGACAGATCTGGATCGTTGATCCTGGCATATATGGTGGTGACCATGTCGATCGGTGGGATGGCCGGGTTCAGTATCAATATGGCCTTGCTGCCCTTTGCTCCGGAAAATGCCCTCAGGGCGGCTTCCGTCGTGTCAACGTATTCATCCAGATTCCTGCGGGTAGCCGGACCGGCGCTCAAAGAGGCAATGCTTGATGCTACCTCTATGTATTCAATGTCATGTACCTGCGAAAGGGCATGGGCGATCGGAACGGTCGTCTGCCCTCCGCAGGTCACCATGTTGATGTTGCAGGTGTTTGATGCATCCCAAACCTTGGTAGAAATGGCCGGAATGCATAGCTCTCCAAGCTTGGCCGGGGTCATGTCTATCGTGGTCTTTCCCAGATCCTCGAGGATCCTCCAGTGCTCGACATGTGACTGTGCCGAAGTACAATCGACGACCAAGTCACACACGCTTGGATCCTGTATGATCGGCAATATCCCTTGGTCGGAGACCCTGATGCCAAGATCCATGGCCCTGGCCATCCCGGCCGATCCGAGCGTTCGACCCGAGAACAGCGTGCAGGTGAGATCAGGAGATCTCATGATCTTGATTAGGAGATCCGTCCCGATGTTTCCAGTACCAATGATACCTACCTTCAGCTTCATGCCATCATAATCCACAGGGAGGAATGTCCTTGTAGAAATCATTGAATCTTGCCTTGGATTTCTCATGCACTCCGATGATCATGGCGGCGGTTAGGCGATCCGGCGCGATCAGCGGAGATAGATCCTCCAGCGGGCTGGATATCTGCCGGCCATCGCTGAGTATGGACCATCCCAGCTTCGGTGAGAAAAGCTGCTCTGGGTGCATGAACACCTCGCATATCACCGGGCCGGGCTCGTCCTGCACCTTTTGCAGGACCTCATCGCATTCTTCCCACCCCTTGATCTGGTATGATGGTATGTCAAACGCGGCAGCAAGCTTGCTGAAATCCGGGCAGCTCACGCCGGTGGATCGATTAACCCCGACGGTATTACCGCTAAACAGGGTCCTTTGCGTGTGCTTGATCATTAGATAACCGTCATTGTTGAAAATGAACAGCTTAATCGGCAGCTTGTGATGCACCATCGTTTGCAATTCCTGCAGGTTCATCATCATTCCGCCGTCACAGTTCAGGCACATGACCTCGCCGTTGCCCAATGCAACGCTCGCTCCTATCGCAGCTGGTAATCCGTAACCCATCTCTCCCAGGCCAGTGCTGGTCATCAAACGCTGCCCTGGCTTGAACCTAAGCACCTGATGGCCGCTCAGCAGGGCCGTTCCCATGTCGGTGACCACGACCTGATCAGGCTTGAAGAAAGCGTTCAACCTTTCCATGAATCGATAGGAGTTGATGAATCCATCAACATCCTTGTGCTCAACATCAACCCATGGATAGTCATTGCGATAGATGTCGCACCTTTCCAGCCATCGGCGCTTGAACGGCACGGTCACATCGGCCATTCTTTCCAGCAGTAGGTCGATGAATTCTCCGGCATCGCACACGATGCCTTCCCTGATGCGGCCAGCCAGCTTGTTGATCTCCGTTGGGTCGATGTCGACCATGTCGATCTCCGCGTCCCTGGCAAGCTCGGTCAGATTATATCCGATCTGGGGTATCGCAAGCCTGGTACCAATCGCTAGAACATATCCGCTGTTTTGCAGGACGAAATTCGCGGCACGCTGTCCGTAAACACCCGCCCGGCCATAAACGAGGGGATGGTCGCTGTCGACCATGTCGATCCCTGCCCAGCTGACCAACACCGGTATTCCCAGCTTATCAAGTAGAACAGGCAGCTTGTCATCAGCTCCCGCCAGCTTGATGCCATGTCCTAGCCATAGGATCGGACGATCACTCGTTATCAGGGACCGAATGACCCGATCTAGCTGATCGGTTATCTCGGAACGCCTTGATGGTGTCGGGCCGGGAGAGGAGAACGACCTCAGCAGGGATCTGTCGATGACGCTGCTCTGTATGTCCATCGGAATCTCGATCCACACCGGTCCGGGTCTCTGATCCAGGGCAATGTGGGCGCATTTCTGCAATTCATAAACCACGTCAACCGGATTGGATATCCTGACGGAATACTTGGCAACCCTTTCCACCATGTGAACGCTGTCGTATCCCTGCACTCCCCACATCCTCAATGGATTGGCATGGCTGGTATGCTGGGAATTCTCGTTGCCGGCTATGACGATACCTGGTATGGAATCGGCCCATGCCGATACCACGCCCGTGACGGCATTCGTTGACCCGGCTCCGGTGGTCGACAGGCAAGCCGCTAACCTCCCGCTGGTTCGATAATAGGTCTGCATCGCCATCGCGGCGGCCTGTTCGTGATGAACGCAAATTATCTCGGTATAGCCTCGCTTGGCGATGGCCTCGAAGATATGCACGTTACCGGCACCGATTATGCCAAATGCATGCCTTATATCAAGTGTTTCAAGGGTCTCGGCGATTACGTCTGCGATTTTCATGGTATCTGTCATATCGATCCTTGCTTTAGTCGATTCATGAATTCAGTGGTCTTTTCACCGATATAGTCAATCTGTTCCGGAGTGACCACCGGGCTGGTACCCAGGAAGAAGGTATCGCGCATGACCTTCGTCGCGTTAGGAAACAGTCCCGCGACCTGCACCGGATCAACGAGATGATCGTATGCTGGTTGCAGCATGATGTTTCCGGCAAAATACGGTCTCGTTTGTATCTTGGCGGTTTCAAACCAGTCGACCAGTTGTCTCCTGGTAACCGGAGATCCATCCCTGATGGTTATCGCAAACGCGAACCAGCTTGGATCGCTGCCTTCCGTTGCCGTGGGAAGGATGAGGTGCTCCTCGTATGGTTTGAATATTTCCGATAGGCGAGCATGGTTTCTCCGGCGAAGGCTACCAATCTCCGGCAGCTTTGACATCTGTACCAGAAGCATGCTGGCCTGTAGCTCAATTGGTTTGAGATTGTAACCGATCTCGTCATACACGTACTTGTGGTCGAATATCTCCCCGGGCATGGCTGATACCCACTCCTTGAAACGGCAACCGCAGGTACCGTTCTTCAGCAGATTGGCCTTTTGCCCGACGCAATAGCAACCCCTACCCCACTCCCTGAAGCTGCGAACCACCTTTTCCTGGTCAGCGGTCTTGGTTGCCACGAATCCTCCCTCTCCTCCGGTGATGTGATGCGCTGGATAGAACGAGCAGCTGGCCATCTCTCCGAAGCTACCGAGGGGTTGTCCCTTGTAGGTGCTGCCCAATGCATCACAGCAATCCTCGAGCAGGATCATGCCGTGGCGCTTGATGATATCCATCAAGCGATCCATGTTTGGAGGATTGCCAAGCACGTGGGCAAAGGTGATGACCTTACAATCAGGATGTGCCTCGAGCGCCTTCTCGACCTGATCTAGGTCCAGATTCAACCCGTCGAGATCAATATCAACGAACACCGGGGAAAACCCGACCTGGAATATCGGATTCACTGTTGTCGGGAAACCGGCTATCGGGGTCAGCACCTTCGTTCCCTCGGGGAGGTTCCACAATCTCTTGCTGCGCAGGGAGCTCATCTGTATGAGATTGCTCGAGCTACCGCTATTGGTTAGGATACCAAAATCCTTACCAAACTGCCTTGGGAAATGATGTTCGAATTTTTGGGCGTCCTTTCCAAGGACCAACCAACCATTGAGCAGGCTTTCTATCGCGGAAACATATTCCCGATGATCGAAATACGGTCCAGCATACTGCACGGTGTCCTCACCGGGCCTCCATATCTTACCGGCCTTTGAATCCACGTGTTCCTTAACCATCCTGAGGATGTCATTGATGTTGCTCATGTCGAGAATATACCACCTTGATTGAAATGATGCTGAATTAGATCACGACCATGTTGATGATCTGGTTGAAGAGGTTCATCCTAACGTCCATCTTTTGATCCGGACAGTGTATCAGGAAATCTCCCTTTTGCCATTGCCCGCTGAACCCCATCCTATCGAGGCTGCCCTTCGCACCCTTGTTTTGATACAATGGATAGTGATAGGCGTTGATGAACCTCTGCGGTACCACCTTTATTATGTCGGAGTATTGCTGATATGTATCCATCATCACGCCCTGCTCGAGATAAGGATGGGAGAGGAATTCCGGCATCTTATCCATTATCATTTGCAGCCAGCCCCTTGCCTCAGGAGTGTTCCTCACCAGGAAGCTGTCGTTTTGTATCCCGTTGAAATCCGTGGATATGGTTATGTGATACCCATCGTATGCGAACTCGGTCAAGGGTATCGTGAAATTGGTTATCATGGTATCAGTGCCGCTCCAGTGTAGCAGGTCATGCTCCTTGCGATCCATGATCTCAAGCAGCAAGGCTATCTTTGCCCAACCCAGGTTGGCAACCTTGAAGTTTTCGGTTTGCACGATTGCATCGTACCCGTGCCGGGCGGCATACAGCTCTCGATTCCTGTGCCAGGTTAGATCGGCTAGCGTTTTGTAGTTGGCATCGTGTATGGTTACTAGGGCGCAGCGCATCTGATCAACCTCTCTTGGCTTTCCATGTCATTAGATTTTCTTTTATCTCGGATAGCTCCACCAAAGATGACGAATCTCCGAGGAATTCGTCCCTCTTCCAGCTCCAGGACGTGTTCATTGCCAAATAGTGGCCAAATCCTATGAAATCGGTGGACTTGTTTGGACCAAAGGTACGATGAAGGTGCCACTGGTAGCCCATGTTCTTCTGTGGATTGAGCGCCCACTTAACGCCGATGCCACGTTGCTCGCTGTGGTTGGTGTGCCAGTAGTTTTCAAACAATCTCTGGTCAAACGGAACGGTGTTGGCAATCTGGCCGGTCGTGCTGTCGATCGGTTCGACCCAGGTACCGTTGTAGAGCCAGACCGAATCCTCGTTGGACTCGCAGTAGTTGGCCAGGTCGTCCATAGTTGCTCCCTTGATGTAGAGCAGCTCATCGGTGTCGGCATTGATCGCCATCTTGGCGCAATGGAGATATCTCCACTTGGCGTGCTCGAGCATGACGTATTGGGAAAAGTCGCTGTCCCAAGGGAGATGGGTTCCGCGTCGACCCTTCCATTCCCATATACCGCCTCCCATGATACCAAATGGAACATCATAATCAACCACCTTGATCACCATGTCATCGCGACGTAGCTGGGCCTCGAGATCGCTTGATGAATACAGCGTGCTTCGATTGTTGTAGAGCAACAACCCCTCGATGTTATGGACGACACGGTGATAGTCGATCCATTGTTTCAACCAGGAGACCGGATGGTCCTTGCTTATCGTGACTATGACCTTGAGGCCGGAGAAATCTGATGATGGATGATTGACCACCATTTGATCGATCGACGACGGGCTCCGCACGTTGATGCGATCGATCCAATCGTTGGTCCTGACCATGGTCAAGCATGCCCGGTCCATCTCTCGATGCTGCCAATCGAGCACGTTACCGCTCGCATCAGTAAGAGAGCATGATGATCTCAACCAGTCGGCCGTGGCATAAAGAGGTGGTCCGATCAGCAACAGGGTTGATGGATTGATCTGCACGGCGTCATTCCACACCGAATCATAGTCATACATGGTCTCCCATTCACCGACCCTTAGATCAATCGGCCTGGCAGGTTCTCGCCGGCGATTCCATGATTCGGGAAAGGTAAATCTGGACAGGACCTCAACCACGGGGAACACCATACTTGGCCTTGATGTGCCTCATGATCATGTGATAGGTCATCTCGTTGACGACATCCTCATTGTAGGGGTTTTCCTCGTTCCATCTCCACTTGTTGAGATTCCGATGGTTGAAGAGGTCAGCACCGGCACGATCACGCTGCACCATCACCGATCCGCCGCCATACTTGTGCCATTGGTTCTGCACGCCCTTGTGGAACGGACCATACGGCATCATACCGTAGGGCACCTCATCGCTAGCATGGTAGTTAAACCTGGCGTGGTATCCCTGTTTCATGATGCTAACGAACTGCCAGGCCATCCTCCAGCACTCGGCATCCCCGCCAAATCTGTAATAGATCTGGCTGTTCTGGGTGTAGTGCATCATCACCGAAAGCTGGGTCCATACCATCGGCTTGTTGACCAGGAACTGGCCGCTTTCAAATGGTTCCCCATCGTTTGGTGATACCCTGAACAGCTTCCACATATCTGAACCGCTATAATATTGATCGGCCCTGTCGATGCTGTAGACATCCCTCCAAAACATGCTGCCCTTCTTGGCATACTCGGGGTCGTCAAAGAGATCCATGCAGTTCCTGGTGGGAACGTTATCACTGTCTATCCATAGGTTTTCGGCATATTCGCTTTCCAGTATGGCAAGCACCTTGGTGCTCCATCCCTTGGTGTTGCCCCACCTATCATTGAAGTCCGGTGCCGCCCCCTGCACCTTCTTGAAGGTGATCTGTCCCGGGGATATCCTTGCGAGCTCCGAGGTTTCATCGTCGTTTAGCTCACCTTCTCGGTAAAAAACCTCCACCGGGAGGTTGATCTCCAATCTCCTGATCTCGCTGAGCAATATGTATGTCCCTGGTATTTCCGCACGATAGCAGCTGGTCACTATGCTTCTTCCCGGACGGTACTGCGGCATCGGAATGGGCTCGTTCATGGCCCGATCCTGTTGCTGATAAAGGTCTTCTAGATTCACTTCCATTTGATCACCCATATTTCTTTTCTATCTCGGATGACCACGATGGTACCCGATCCCACTGATGCAGTATCGCATGCGTCTCTCCTAGGCTGGTCTTGGAGAAACCGTCCTGCCACATCGGCTCGGCTTCGAGGAGCTTTGACCGAAACACACCGATCTTGCTAGGATCAACCGTGGTACCTGCCTGGCAAGCCCATCCATCCTCGCTCATGGCAAATTTGGTAATCCTGGACCACGGCGTTGAATTAAGCAGGAGATTGTATGCCGCTTGATCCGGATTTGGTCGTCCTCCTGCCTTGCAGGTCAGCCATATTTGCAACCATAGATCCTTGATGGCCTGCATCCTCCCGGCCTGCACGCCGCAGTTCCATATTGGATTTTCACGCAGCCTGGCATGCACCATCGGGTAACTGCCCTGCAGATTGTCGTCCCCCCACGGCTCATCACGATATCTTAGGCTTTCACAGCTAGCGACGATGTCTCGATCTCCGATGTTTCTTTCCAGCCATTTGGTCGGATCGGTCTGGAACACCACGTCCTTGCAATCGGTGCTGATCACGTATCGATAGTGATCAGATGGTAGCTGATCCAGGTAATACCAGAGATGATAGAATCTCTGCACCACTATTATGAGATCGTGTTCCCAGACGAAGTTACCGGTTGCCGAGTCCCTGGAAAATGCCCAAACCTTGAATCCTAGATCAACTAGGCGCTGTACCGTGTTTTGATCGCTGTTGTAAACGATCATGGCCTTGTCTCCGGTAAATCCACACCGGTCGATGCTGTTGGCCCAGTATCTTATCTTGCTCCAGTCGTAGTTGGTGTATGCGCTGATGATCAGGTCGCGGGGAGTTGATTGATCCATGATGGATCAAGTATATCACTGGATCTCTAGATGGTGCAATTTAGATCGAGATGCTTGGCCACGCCAGTTTGGCACATGAGCCCCAGTATCCTCGGGTATCTTTCGCTCGATTTGATGCTAGCCAGGAGCTTTTGGCTCCTCTTGCTATCCATGACATCGGCGACCTTGGCAGCGTTTCTCTCGATGACCATGCGATCCTTCTTGGTCCATCTCGGGTTATCAAACATCGAGATTGCCTTGAACCATCGTAGTATCCTGTTTGGATCCTCGTCGATCTGCTCCTGGGGGTCCGAGGTGAACCTCACCATTTCCCTCCTGAGATCCTCCTGGCCTCCGTGGTAATCATACAGATTCCCATCCATGTCAACGCTCATGGAATTAATGGTGAGATCCCTGTGCTTGCTATCATCCTTCCACGAGGATCCGTGCTTGGTAACCACGCGGCCCTGCCTGACGTGCATCCGATAGTCGATGGTGGTCACGTCGATCTTGTTGTTGCCAAAGACGGCCTTGATGGTACCGTGCCTTATACCACCATCATCGTGCTCGATATCCTCGAGGTCGAATATGAACATGAGCTCAGCCGGGCTGGCATCGGTGGCAAAATCAACGTCCCTGGGGGTCCTACCAAGCAGGAAATCCCTGACGGCTCCGCCCACGACCCGTATGTCAAACCCATACTTGCGGACGATACCGATAATTCTCTTGATCTCCGGTGTGAAGATCTTGCCGAACTCGTCCATGCTGATGGCCCCCTCGATCTCGAGGAGATTGGTTTTCATAGTGAAATCCTCCAGTAACCCTGGAGATACTTGTTTTCCACGACCGGAGACCAGTATCCATTATACCATCTATACATGCGACCTGATCTATTATTCAGGACATACTGCAAACCATCGGGATTTTCACTTGAATTCCATGCGATTTGCCAGGTCGACCCGTCAAACTCGATGATGTCATTTTCCTTGCCGGATGCCGGTCCCCAGCTCACGCTACCATCCGCCATGTCCTCGGTTAGGAGATATCTCTGCCCGATCGAGGGTAAAGGTAGGTTGACGTTTGGTCCGCTGGTAAGTGGATCCACGATGGCATCTATTGGAGCAAGGGTCGCTGGTTGATAGCTCTGTGGATCAGGCGTCCATATGATGCGATTTTGATCAAGGGGGTCGAGGTCTATCCATCCTACCACGTCGGTACTGACCTGATCTATATCCTCGATGGTCTTGAGCCTGATCTGGCTAGCATTTGATCCATAGGTGAAATAAGGCCTGACCGTCCCGTATAGCTGCAACAATCTCCACCATGCTAGCTTTTTGCCCTGGTAGGTACCGGCTTGCAATCCAAGGGCGGCCAGGGATCCGGGAACGATGTCAACGAGAACGTTGTCGCCTCCGGTCATGTTCAAAAGCTGGAACGAAGTGTCATTGAACATCACGCAGTTTAGGTCAGTGTTGGCTATGCAGGATCGAATGTCGGAGATGGCTCCGTTGATCTCGGTCGAGCTTATCCGTATGGTGTTATCATTCCATATGAAGGACATGCCGCTGAAAAACTGAGGATTTTGTGCCGCAAATGTCACGGTTGGCAGGTTTTCCCTGTCGGTGGTTGACACGGTATCGTCGCAGAGATAAAAGGAATAAGTCCCATCGGTGTTTGGTGTGACCCTTATTGTCGCCTGGCCAGGGGTGGTTATGGTCCTTGAGAAGAACTCGTATTCGTTCCATTCCATCGCGCGCGGATCCTTGCTGCCCTGGATGATGTTGGTGACGATCTGCTCGATTATGGCCTGCTTCTTTATCTTAGCAGGAGGGTTGATCCATATTGGCAGCTTGAATTGCATGGTAAGCACGTCGATGGGATTTTCCGTTCCAACCGGTATGCTCCTAGAGCTCCAGTTGATGCTGTCCTGCATTTCTATGATGGTCAGAACCGTCCAATCAATGGGATTCACCGATGTTTGGACGTCAACGGCCGGATTGTATAGGACCAGTATTTGCTCGACCAGCTGTTCCTTGATGTCGAGGTTATTGGACCATATGTCCACCTGCATGGTGAGATCATACGGGACCGGCATGAGGCGCTCTACCGTGTATCTGTTCCCGATCTCGTTGGTGTAGTGCCCGAGCTCCTCGTCATATTGCCGTTCGTTTATTTGCACCGGTTGCACCAACTGTGGATCCTGGCGCCTGGACGGACTCATGTTCAGCGCGCTGATGAAGCAGCTGATGAAGGGCACCGACAGGACCTTGTTCTCGCTGTTGCCCCTGACGATGCTCGATGCGATCCTGGTCGGATCGCCGTACCGGCATGGGACCCTGAGAAGCTCCTGGGTACCATTTGGACCGATGGCACCGGTCTTGACGCTGAAGTTGCTGAATGCCCTTATGAACTGGAGGCGATACTGCCTAAGCTGGGCTGAATACCAATATTGCATGATGGTATTTACCAGTGGTATTCAGTCACCATTCCGGCTAGAGAAGGGCTGCCATGCAGCGATCGTAACGGGCTTGGCGATCATCCAGTCCGATGGTGCCTCCGTTGACCTTCTTGGTCATCGCGAGAACGTTACCATTATCGGCATCAACGTTGATGTTCCTAGAGTTCCAGTACCAGCAGGCTGATCGTATGGCTCCGTCGATGTCCATGAGGAGATTTGGATTTTCCAGCAAAGATCCATCCCCGTAAAGTGCCATGGAGCATTTCGTGTAGTTTTCCTTGCCGGTGATCTGTATCAATCCACGGCCCCTGTACTTCCATCCGTCTCCGGTGGATTCCGCACCATTTCCCATCCTGCCACCATAGACCCGGTTGGCTATCATTTCTGGCTTGCGCTGGTATGACTCGGCCAATGCCTGGGTCGGGAAATACTTGGGGAACACGCCCAGCAAACCCTTGGCACTGTAATTGAGATTCTCCTGCAGGATCTTGAAATCTCCGCTTTCATGGCCACACTGGCTCAGCCAGCCTGCCACGCGCGGCCTCGTGCTGATCGCATACTGGGGCAATATCTCCACCAGAGGTCCGTACCATTGTTCGATGTTTGGATTTTTGATGCATGCCGCTAGCTTTTCCGGTGTAAAGTTAAAATCAAAGCCCATGGGATTTCTCCTTAAAGGATGTCTGGATCCAATTTTGGTTTGATGGCCGTTCGCAGGTTTTGTTGCTCGGGTGCCTGGCTACCATCCGTGAACGTCGACGTGTTGGTGTTGTTGATGAAGCTGACCAGCGTTTGATTGGCTGGAAACCACGGGTTCCTCCATGCGGTCTGCACCCTGATCCACTTGTTGGTCTCCCTTTTGAAAAGCTGGGGAGGATTGTAATCGGTGCGGAGGAAATAATCCCCGACAAGAGGTTGGGCGGGCCAAGATTGCCCGCTGCTGACCGGCTTGCTACCGTTTGGAGGTATACCATCCCCGGTCCATATGTCCTGGCCCATGAAATTTGGGTTCTCGTTTGGTAGGATGTAGAAATGCTGGGCCTGGAAATACCTAAATGGCACCTCGGTCTCGGCCGCAGCAACGATGGCATCATTGATCTTGAGCTCATCGTTCCTGGTGCTGAGGATGTCCTCAAGGGTGAGATCCCCGCAACCGTTTGGATCTGGCACGGGATCTCCGCTGGCATCAGTAATGGGCTTGTTCAATATGTCCCGATATTCCTGGCTGTCGGTTATGGGATCGCACTTGACCCTCCACAGGTGGGGCCACCATGTTGGGCTGTATCCATCAGCCGGCCTCGTTCCCTCCTGGACCACGTAATACTTGCTGATGGCGGCCGGCGATCCCAGGACCAAATCATCTCTCTGGTGCAAGATCTCTATCACGTCACCGCTCATCAGCTTCCTTCCTATCTGATCAACCATGTTGTTGAGATGGAAGGTGATGAAAATGGTCTCGTTGGTGAGGAACAACCCAAACTGCCTGAGATCGAACTCGGTGTCACTGACCTGGTAATGTCCGCGCATGCTATACACATCCGAGTCGTACTTCCTGTTTCGGTTCTCCATGTTCAGCACATCCTCGATCGTCAGCGTTGGATCAGCCTGTCCGGTCTGATCGAGGTTGACGGAAGGTCCGCCGGTCGTTCCTTGATCATACACCCCGAGGTACTTGTGTATGTAGAACTCCGTTCCGCCCACCCTGTATTGCTCAGACACGACGCGGTCGATGAACTTGTAATCTGATGTTCGAACCGCAACACCTTTCCACAATGACAATGGTGGCATAAAATTCCTCCGCGCTGATGCTTGAATATTTAGTTTGGGCGCTTTTTACAACGATCAAAGTGCCAACGTCCCATAGATGGTCCTTTGCCGATTTTTTGACAATGGGGGCATTGGCGTTCTAATTGGCAACTGTGGTTACCATTCTCCATAATAGTCTTGGCTCGTTCGGCGGATTGAACCCTGTTAAGAAAATGATGTTTTCCCGACACAATCCTGCGGATTTGTCGATCTCTAGCTGCCTCAGAATTTTGAAAATTATGAGTTCCATTTTTGACTCGAGCATGGCTAGGATTTGATGCGCCTAGCATATGATGAGTTCCATTTTTGACGCGTTTTAATGCATTTTCTCTCTGCCACTGGCTGTTTAGAAAATGATGAGTGCCATCCTCGATTCTTTTACGTTGTATTTCTCCGCCGACAAACGGATGGGATCCATTTTTAACCCTATTGAGGTTATGAAGGGATGCGAGGTTCGACAATTCTTCTTTGCTGAATTGTAAGCGCTGGGCAATTTTAAGACATGCGCCATAATCGTGTTGAAGATAGTGGATTCTATAATGATCTTCAACTGATACTGCGATCAGGTTATCTATTGAATTATTTTTTCTATTACCGTCAATATGATGTATGTCGTACTTTCTTCCAGCATCGTCAATGGGGATTGGGCCACGATGTTCGATGTATATACGTCTATAATTCGTAGTTCCGCAATGATTGCACATGCCGCTATCTCCATGATATCCGATAATTTGTAGTCGTCTATTTATATGAATTTAGGTTCTCCGATGATAAATAGTGTCCATGGCAACACCTCTTAGGCAACAGATGATCAACGAGGTCAGGCTCATGATGGGCGGCCAGATGGTCGACATCGAGCTTGATCCGGAACATTATGAAACCGCCGCAACACTGGCGTTTGACAGATACCGGCAGAGGGCTGGTAACAGCATGGAAGAAGCATACATGTTCCTTCGCATACTGTACGAGACCAACGTCTATACCCTTCCGGACGAGATCGTCCAGGTTCGCCAGATATTCAGGCGCGGTCTCGGAGAGACCGGTGGAGGAACCTCCCTTGATCCGTTTAGCCTCGCATATACCAACCTTTACCTGCTACAGGCAGGCGCCGGCGGAGGTTACACGGCCGGATTGCTGACTTATGAGCTGTTTAATGACTACCTCAAGCAGGCCGGTAGGATGTTCGGAGCCTACATGAACTTCACGTTCGATCCGGTGACCAAGAAGCTACAGCTGATCCGCAAGCCGACCGGCGGTGAGCAGGTCGTTCTGTGGGTCATGAAGGTCAAGCCGGACGATCAGATCCTGCAGGATCCTTACATCAGGCCGTGGATACGTAGCTACACGCTGGCATGGTGCAAGCAGATGCTGGGCGAGGCCTACAGCAAGTTCAACACCGTCATCGGTCCGCAGGGAGGAACCACCCTCAAGGGAGACGCCTTGAAACAGGAAGCCTCGCAGTTGATCGAACAGCTTGAAAAGGAGCTGGATCTTTACATTGACAGCTCGATGCCGCCGGGTATAGTCATCGGATAAAATCAGTTGACCATGCTTTCGTTCCGTGTTATCCTTTGCCAAAGGAGCAAAAGAATCACATGGAAGAAAACACGAGGGATATGGCGGTCTACGTCCTGCTGCGCACGGATCTGCCCAGCATGAACGCAGGCAAGGCCGCGGCGCAGGTGCATCATGCCGGCGTCCAGATGGTCGCGAAACGGCGGAAGTCCACGCTGGTCGACCAATACCTGCAGGATGGCTACGACCAGGGTGCTGATCACTTCAACACCACGCTGGTGCTGGGCGCCACCGCCGGGGATATCGCCCAGCGAGAGCAGCTGGCGAGGGATTCCGGTGAAGGCGTGGTGATGTTCAACACCGTAACGGACCCCAGCTATCCGTTCTTCGTGGAGAACATGGAGATCGCCAATCTCATCCCACAGGATGCGGGAACCAAGGTCATCAAGGTCATGGACAACGGCAAGGTGCTGATGGTGCGTCCGGAAGTCACCTGCGCATGGTTCGTGGGCGATCGCAATGACATCCGTTTTCGCTCCATCTTCGATGGGCTTGATCTTCACCCGTAGGCGGCGAAGATAGCACGGATACCGTCATCCGTTAGATCTCGGCTGCCAATGCCGGCATAACGACCGTAGGGGGCCGGAGGGCGATCGATCTCCTTCCAGGTCTCCCACCACTGCATCCATTTGTTGGATGCCATGTCAAAGAAATACAGCTCGCACTCCTTGAGATCCCGGCCGCTGTACCAGCGATCGACATACATCTGGCATGCCCAGGCCGTTCCTCCGGATATCTTGAGAACGCTCTTGTCGTCCGGCAGTAGATTGGCAACGGCATAGATCCGTTCGCTCCATCTGACCTGGAAGTAATTCCTGCGCAACAGATCGTTGACGTGAGGATTCTGGCTTGGCCATCGCCTTTTCATGCTCTTGGCCGCGGTTGCGACCGAATGCTCAGCCTCATCGAGCTCCATCCTCGTTAGGACCTTGGCGTGCTCGTCGTCAACCGATCGGTGTCCCTTGAAGCTGAAATGTATGAGATCGTGTCCCCTGTCCACCGCCATCAGTCCCCATGCATGGTCAGCGCCCTTTGCACCGCCACTGAAGCAGATGTTGCTCATAAAGCCTGATCAATCCGCTGATAGAGATCCTCAAGCGTGGAATCGTTCCATATGACGTGATAGTCGGTGGCCCCGATCCACTCATACTCGCTCGGATGCACGTCCGAACGAAGGGACATGGTCGTTGGATTATTGATGGCCATGTCAACCCATTCCGGTTCGGGCCTCCGCCTGACCCATATCAGCTTGCCTCCGAGCTCCTGTATCATCCGTATCTCGTTCGGGAATCTCACGTCCGTTATCACCGTCGGACGGTCATTGCCGGCAAGCTTTTTTTCGAGGCTCCATATCCAGATGTTGTCGATGAAATGTTTCCTCATCACGTCGGTTCCCATGTATTGCAGCACCCATCGCGGGGTGATGTCACGCCCCATCTTGGCGCTCCAGTATGGATCAGGCTGCTCTCGCCAGCTTCGACCTTCTGGGGTGTTCCCCTCGAGCAAATCCCTCGGCCAATCAAAGATCGCTGCCGTCGCATCCTTGAGGCTGTGCGCAAAGCTTGCTGATCTATAGCCATGTGCTGATACTAGATAATCCCCGACGGTGCCCTTGCCGCTGCCAATGAAACCGACGACTCCGATGATGTTGTTTGCCATGATTTCAGTATAGGAAACCAATGCACCTAGATCAACCTGTCTGACAGCCTCCGCTGGAAATCAAGCTGGTTTTATTGGAGCATCGCTAAATATCGGGCACACCACCATCCAATGAGGTAAACAATGGCAATTCTAGTTTCTCCGGGTGTATCCGTAACCGTAACCGATGAGAGCCAATATGGCCCTGCCGGCCCGGGAACGGTTCCGCTCATCGTGATCGCCACCAAGAAGGACAAAATACAGCCGGGCAGCGCCGTCGCTGTCGCACCTGGCACCACCAAGGCCAACGCAGGTAAGCTGTATCTGATCACCAGCCAGAGGGACGCTTTGCAAACCTTTGGTAACCCAACGTTCTACAGCTCGGGTGGTACCGTTCAGCAGGATAACCAGCTCAACGAGCTTGGCCTGTTCACCCTTTACGAATACCTTGGCATCGCAAACCAGGCATATGCCATCAGGGCCGACGTTGACCTAGGTGAGCTGATCCCGACCAGCACCGAACCATCAGGTCCTCCGACCTCCGGACAGAGCTGGTTGGATCTGTCGATGACAACCTGGGGAATCTTCCGCAGCAACGGCAATCCGAACCCAGCATTTAGCTGGCAAGCTAGGCCTCCTCTGGTCATCAATTCCAAGATCAATCTCGAGCGCGTGGTGCAGGGATGTGTGATTCCAAATCTGCTGGCGATCCCGCCGCAGACCAAGATCACTAGCGGATCTTCCAGCTGCATCAGTGTTAGCGGCAACCTCATCATCAACAACGTGTCTATCGCGCTAACGGCCGGGATGAGCATCTCGACCATCGCCAGCAAGATCAACAGCAACGCATCCCTTAACCTTGCCGGCATCACGGCAAGCGTTACCGTTCGCAACGAGAAATACTACTCCGATCAAAGCGAGTATGGGGACGTTTACAATCTCCGCATAGCAATCTCGGACGTTGATCAGGCCATCACGCTGATCGGAAGCACCGCAGGAATACTGACCAACCTGGGTCTCTCCTCGGAACCGACCAACTACATACTTCCAAAGCCTGCCTACGGCGCGGCTGGTGATTTCGCCGTTAACACCCTGGCCGGTGTTGACGGTACCTACAAGAACGAGATATGGGAAAAGATCTCCGTTTCCAACAAGACCGGTTCAACGGTTACCTCCCAGTGGTTCAAGGTCGGTAGCACCGACGGCGATTGCGCAGGATGGGGATGGAGAGAAGCAGCACCGAGGGTCGTTACCGGATCGATCGGCAATCCGACCCTGAATTCCGGCGACATATGCCGCATCACCATTGGCAGCGCCATCACCGCACAGATCACGGTTCCTTCCGCAGAAACACTTGAAAGCTTCGTCGGAGAGATCAACACCGCATTCAACGACATCGACGTCAACGCAACGGCACTGGCCTACGCGGTTGGAAGCAAGAGCTATCTACGCATCATCAACTGGAGCGGTACGGACATAGTCCTGAACGATGTCAGCGACCAGGACGGTGTCGGAACGCCATTGGCGGACTGTGGAATGCCGGTTTCCAACACCTACTGGAGCAGCGTTATCGGAACCGAATATGAGCCGACCTTCGTCGCATCCCAGGTCAAGACCGCGAGCGCTGCGGTGGTAGCCGCTGGAACCGGATATCTCAGGGGAGATGCCCTGACCGTTGTTGCTGACAATCCGGGTGACTCGGTGATCGACACCGTGCTAGCCGTTGCGAGCATCAAGGCCGTTTCGGCAGCGGTATCGGCCGGAGGTTCCGGTTATTCCGTGAACGACGTGCTGACGGTATCCGGTACCGGAACCACTCCGGTCAAGCTCAAGGTTACCGGAGTTAGCACCGGGGCCGTGACATCCGTGACCATAATGCAGGCAGGACAGTATACCGGAGCAACGCCTCCGTCCAATCCGGTATCGGTATCCGGCGGCGGCGGAAGCAGCGCTACCTTCAATCTGGTATGGGGTGTGAACACCGTTACGGTTAACACCCCTGGCCAGTATCTCGTCTATCCGGACAACCCCGTTGCGATTACCGGAGGTACCGGTACCGGAGCAACGTTTGATCTGACCCCGACCTGGTATCAGAGCGAAAGCTTCACCATCGATCCGGGTACCGGACCGATAACGATACACGTCCCGGCCGAGACCAGCTCGCCGGACGGAGAAATAACCCTCGACGAGCTGATTACCGCGATCAACACGGTTGGATTCCCATCCGGTCCGATCGTGGCCAGCAACGACGGCGGGTACCTAAAGCTGACCAACACCAACAAGACCAGCTTCACCGTGGAGGATCTTCGCGGGAATCCGTCGGATCATGACATTGGTCCGCTAATGCATGCTGGCATTCCGACCGGAGTGACCTTCGGCAGGGCCTTGGTGTTCAAGGGATACTCTCCAAACCTAACGGTACCGAGCGACATACGATCGATCGCATCAACCAACGTGTGGATCAACACCACCCCGGCAAACCAGGGAGCAAACCTGGTCACCAAGCAATACTCCACCGGTTCCTGGAAGACCTTGAACATCAAACCAAACACCGGAACGGTTCCGATGTACGCCAGCGATGCTGATGCTGATATCGGATTTGGTAGCCTCAAGCAGATCGGCACGGTTTATGCCCAGTACAATACCGACGGCACGGATCCTCCGGAAGCGACCGTGAGGTTGAAGAAGTGGGATGATACCCTGTCCTGGGTTGATCTTAGCTATACGCCTTCCGCATCCAGCCCAATGGGCTCTCCGGTGGATGGTACCCTGTGGTACAACACCGACTTGCGTGCGGACATCATGGTGAATGACGGAACGCAGTGGCTTGGTTACAAGATACAGTATCCGGCAACCGATCCAAACGGTCCAATACTGAGCTCCTCTGAGCCGACCTCCCAGAGCACCGGTGCTTCGCTGGTCGACTATGATATCTGGATCGACACCAACTCCGCGGAATATCCGGTCATCAATCGCTATGATGCGATGTCGGCCAGCTGGATCCTGGTGGACAACACCGACCAGACCACCAGCAAGGGTGTGCTGTTTGCTGATGCCCGGCCGAACGCGACCTGCACCCAGAACGGCAGCACCTTGCCAAGCGACATGGTCATGAGCAATGACATTGACCCTGACGCTCCGGACGCCCTGCTCTACCCCGCCGGAATGATGCTGTTCAACACACGTTACAGCACCAACAACGTGAAGGTGTTCCGAAAGAACTACCTGTCCAGCGGAACCTGGAGGGATCGTTGGGTTACCTACAGCGGTAACATGCAGGATGGTGCTCCTTACATGGGCAGTGCCGCACAGAGGGCGGTGGTCGTCAAGGCCCTGCAGGCGGTCCTGGTTAGCAACGAGGAAGCAAGGGCAGAAGAAACCTACTTCAACCTGATATCCACGCCGGGATACATTGAGTGCATCGACGAGATGATCACCCTTAACACCGACAAGAAGGAGATCGCGTTCATCGTTGCTGATACCCCGGCGACCCTGCAACCAACCGGAACCTCGTTCGTGAACTGGGCAAATAACCAGGAGAACGTGGCAAGCAACGGAGCGGATGGGCTTACCAGCAGCACTCCATATGCCGCCGTTTACTATCCATGGGGCCTAGGAACGAACCTGGATGGTGCCGAGGTGATGGTGCCTCCTAGCATGATCGCCCTGCGCACGATCGCCTACAACGACCAGGTCGCATATCCTTGGTTTGCTCCTGCTGGGTTCAACCGTGGATTGGTCACCGGTGTGGCAAGCGTTGGCTACCTGAACGGCGAAGGAGAATACACTCCGGTGAAGCTGAACCAGGGACAGCGGGATGTCATGTACACCAACAAGATCAACCCGATCGCTTACATACCGGGACGCGGTTTGGTGGTGTACGGTCAGAAGACGCTGAACCCGACGGCAACCGCGCTGGATAGGATCAACGTTGCACGACTGATCAACTACCTCAAGTACAATCTGGACATCCTGGCAAAGCCGTTCCTCTTTGAGCCAAACGACAGCCAGACCAGGCAGAACGTTACCACCACGTTCAACGCATTCATGCAGAACCTCATCACCCTGCGGGCACTGTATGACTTTGCCGTGGTATGCGACGAAAGCAACAACACCCCGGCAAGGATTGATCGCAACGAGCTGTGGATTGACATCGCCATCAAGCCAGAAAAGGCCATCGAGTTCATCTACATCCCGATACGAATCCTCAACACCGGAGATCCGATGCCAAACGGCACGGTAGCCTAAGAAAGAAAGGGGGCGATTGCCCCCTTTCTTTTTCATCGACGGGGTTGATCTTTCCCCCGGCCGGTCTAATAATTCTTAAATGGTACGGAAGGTACATGAAAGCAGGATACAGATCCTTGAGCTACAGCTCGAGGAAGCCGTCCAGATGCTGCGGCTCGTGGCTCGCAATGATAGGACCTGCCTTGAAATCGAGGAATGGCTGAAACAAAATCATCCGGATGATCAGGGAGATCCGGAAACCGTGTCGGCTCTCATGCGGACCACCGCCAAGAAAAGGACCAAATCCGATGGATGACACGGATCTAGAAAAGATAGCAACGTTGCAGCTGGCAGTTAATCATTCCATCTACGATCATATCGCAACAGCATACCAACAGACCGTGGATCTATCCGATGATTCCGTTGCGGTCGGCATCATACTGTCGGCGGTGGCAACCAATCTAGGCATGCTGATTGCCCAGCTACCGGAATCACACAGGGAAACCTACCTCGACGTTGCCAAGGTCATCATAGACAAGGCGATCGTCGCCGGGGCCGAAAGGTTTGATGAGAACGTCTACGGACAGGTCGGCCATGCATGAGCGCTTTCTTGCTTGCAAGGATGCCTTTAGCAGCGGACAGATGTCTAGCAAGATATGGCTTTGTGAAAATCTAGAAAAGATCGGCTTCGATCAACCACAGACCATATGGTTGTATGGCGGATGGCACGGTATAACCGGTCTATTGCTCCTGGCAAGGGGCAACATACCGATACACAAGATCCGAAGCTTTGACATTGATCCGGAATGCCAACCGGTGGCCGACGTTCTCATGGAGAACTGGCTATGGAAGGAATGGACCTTCAAGGCATTTACCGAGGATTGCAACTCCATTGATCCCACGGATGGGCATTATGGGCCGCCGCCGGACATCGTGATCAATTCAAGCACCGAACATTTCACGTCCAGGGATTGGTACGATAACGTTCCTGGGGGCACGATGGTGGTATTGCAAAGCAACAACATGCCGAACGACGATCACCACGATTGCTATACGGACCTGGGATCGTTCGTCAATGCATACGACCTAGACCCCCTCCTATATGCCGGTCAGCTGGATTTCAACTATCCGACCTGGGCATTTAGCCGTTACATGCAGATAGGTATCAAGCCGAGATAGCACCGGTATCGGTGCTGGCATGATCTCAAAACAACCTTCAGGCATAAATACTCTAGCAAGCACGGAGGTCATCGTAATGGCTATTATACCATCCAGGAATTTCAACCCAGGTACGCTCACGAGATTCGGCGTACCTGCAGGTGCAGGTGTCAACAACGGAACGATACTGATGCCAAAGCTCAAGCATCGGTTCAGGGTTACCGTTTCAAATTTTGGCGACTTCCCTAGGACAATTGATTTTACCAGGCAGGTCGCCACGGCCGGCCGGCCGCAAATCCAGCATAACAACACGCCGTTGCACAGCTATAACAACGTGGTATATCTGGCCCAGAAGCCGGAATGGCAGACGGTTGAAATCACGCTGCGCGATGACATCAACAACAGCGTCTCCGCGCTGGTTAGCGCGCAGCTCCAGAAGCAGATGAACCATTACACCCAGAGCGCTGCTCGGTCGCACATGAACTACAAATTCACGACCTATATGCAGACGCTGGACGGGAGCATGAGCTATCCATCCAACGTTCTGGAGGAATGGATGCTGGAAGGTTGTTATCTCGAGCAGGTACAGTATGATCAGATGGATTACTCGAGCTCCGATCCGGTAATGATCACGCTGACCGTTCGCTACGATAATGCCACGCAGGGAAGCGAGCTGCTGACGGCCGGATACCAGGACGCATTAAACTTCCTGGCTCCGTAACGCTCCTGAGTTATAGATAGAACCGTGCAAGAAGGGCGGTGCCAATAGCACCGCCCTTCTTCGTGGTAAATATCTACATGACAATAACCGAAACAATATTGAGATCTCCACGAACCGCAACCAGAGCGTTTGGCGTAGGAAGTCCAAATCAGGTAGTAACAGCAGTACCGAAGACAAAATTCATGTTTTTTGTTGAGTTTGTCTTGAGCGCTGGCGGCCGGGCCATGATAACCGGAAACACCGACCTTAACACGTACAACGGCAACAGGGGATTATCGTTCAAGGTCAAGCAGATCGACAAGCCAAAGATCACGATAAAAACGACCGAACTGAACCAATATAACAAGAAACGGTTGGTATACACCGGTGCAGACTATTCCGAAGCCTCGATAAAACTATATGATACCGTCGATGACTCGGCTATGGCAACTTGGATTGATTACTTTACCTATTACTTCGGTGATAGCCGTATCAAAACCAAGATGGCATACGGACAATCACCAATTGACCCGACGTTTACCGATGAGAGCGGATGGGGGTTTCGACCAATATCAGAAGATACCAAATTTTTTGATAAGATAACGGTTTATGCGTTCTATGCCAACACCTACACCGCATTTAGCTACATCAATCCAAAGATAACACTGATTGATTGGCAGACGAAGGACTATTCCAGCAGTGAACCCGAAGAATTGGGGATCAGTTTTAAGTATGAATTAATCGAATATGAGGCATTTGGAAAACCAATAAGAGACCCGTCAAGATTTGGATGGCTACCAATTGATACTCTCTTCGTAAAAATCCCCATTCCGGACGTACCACAAGCACCGTTACCTAGGATTTTTGGTCAGAATATCATAAACAACGCTAACCAATCACTGGATCAAGCGGTTGCGCCATATAACGACGTCGTTACGGTTACCAACTTGCCGCCAGAGACTGGTGCAACAACGGAGGTATGGGGGTATAATGTAGCAGGAATAACTACCGGATTGCCCCCGGGACAGACCGTGACAATTCCGGCGATTTCCAATCCGATGCAGATACCAAATCCATACAATGCCGGAACAGCTGGTGGTCGAGATCTTAATTTTGGATCGTTTGACTTTTAACATGAGGTATCGGAATGGCAACCACTAATTTCGTACAACAAACCATACGACAACAGCTAGCGCAACGTAGCGGGCAGGTTTCCGTCAGCCAACGAGACGGTGGTTATCAGTTCGTTGACGATCTGACCGGCCAGACGCTAGCAGGTCAGCCAGCATCTTCCAGCATGCTAGCAAATCCCCAACGACCAAATGATCCGAAGATCAAGGCACACGCGGTCAATCTAGCCAAGGGCGCGATGGGCAGCAAGAACGTCCCTCCTGAATTGGTAGAGGCTATCGCAAGCGTGGCCGCATACGAGTCCGCAGTAACCGGAGTTTCGGTAAGCTCGCTGTTCCCAAACAACAATGTCGGACTTCGGCTGATCAGGGCATACAACGCCTTCAAGCCAAAGGGGTCCCAGATCGGAGTGATGACCGAAAACACGTCGCCACCATGGGCGAACAATCCAACACTCAGGGGTAGCATCAGCGCCGCGATCACGGACCAACCATGAGCAAGTACAGCCAAGATCTATTCGTTCCAAAGAACCCGCACAAGCTGGTGGGTAATTCACAACCTTTCTACAGAAGCTCGTGGGAGCTGACGGTGATGACCCTGCTGGACCAACATCCCAACGTCATCAACTGGGCCAGCGAAAGCGTCAGCATTCCATACATCAATCCGTTGACCGGAAAGCGCAGCGTTTACATACCAGACTTCCTCATAGTCTACCAGGACAAACATGGGAGGAAGCGAGCAGAGCTCGTGGAGGTCAAGCCTGCCAAGGAAGCGATCGCTGAAAACGCCAGGAGCAAGCGAGACAAGGCAGCTCTGTTGATCAACACCGCAAAATGGGCGGCAGCGATGCAATGGTGCAAGAAAAACGGTTTCACCTTTCGGATACTAACCGAGAACGAGCTATACATACGCAAGGGCAACCAGCTGAAAAAGAGATGACATGAGCAAGCAATTTGACAAGCTAGAGGAGGTGTTCGAGCTACCGGATCTTGATCTGGTAAGGAGTGCACCTCCGACCAGCGAAGAGGTCGTAGCTGCCCTCGAACACGCCGAGGAAATCGGCAAGGAATTCGATAAGATCGACCATTTTGATCAGCATGATGCTGAAATGGACGAACTAGCAGATCTAGCCAAGCAGGCCCACAAGGACATGATGGAGCTTGGGATGAACGTTGAGGTCAGGCATGCCGGTGAGATCTTCTCAGGGGCTAGCCAAATGCTGAAGATCGCCGTGGATGCCAAGCATCTCAAGGTAGAAAAGAAGCTCAAGCTCCTGAGATTGCAGCTTGACAAGCAGAGGATCGATCGCATGGGAGGCAATGATCCAAACACCGTCGAGGGTACCGCGGTAACATTGGATCGAAATGAAATACTCAAACAGCTGAAGCAAATGAGCACCGGTGGATAAATAACCGACATAGGAGCCGATTATCATGAAGAATTTCAGGGATTACCTGGCCGAGAGCTCAAAGGCGCATGTCTATTTCATCAAGTTCGCCGTGCGACCCACGGACGATCAGGTCAAGATCATTGAATCTTGGCTCAAGAAGTATGATCTGCTTGATGCCGAGGAACCGGTGTTGGTCGAGGACAATCACAAGGATTTCATCGACGTCCGCAACAGGCAGGTGCATTCGATGAAGGTCACGCTTGGCATGCCGATCAGCCAATACATACTCCTGCAGGACCTGAAGGATGCGGCAAATATATCCGAAAAACTGCTGGCGGTCAGGAGCTCAAACGAACCGATCGAACTGTATTCGCAGTTTGACGCTTGGGAACGAAAGGCCGACGCGAAAGCCAAGGCGGACGGAGAGGTTGATGGTGCAAGGCTCAGCACCGACCGAGAATATCCGGAAGCCGAGCAACCACCTGCTGATCCGTTGTTCGGAAATGAATACAACAAGAAGCTGCTGACATACCTTGCCGGTGTTGCTGAATCTCGTCCAACGATGGAGGTAGATCCTCCTTCTCCGCTGTTCAGCTGGATACAGATGGAGGATGTTGCTCCTGGAGAACCGATGCAGGATACCAGCAATTTCAACGCCCACATCAAGGGTGCGCCGATGCCGATCTCGTCTGGAGATGATACCGCACCGGTCAACGATAAATGGTTAAACAACACGGGCACCATGTCAAATGACGCCATTCCCCAGGTCAAGTTCTTCAAGGACCCAAAGACCGGCAAGGCCAAGCAGGTGCTAAAGCCAGTGGAGAAGAACTGACATGGACAGACATTATCAGCTCAAGGTAACGAGCGACACCACCAACATAGACGTTGATAGCATTGATGCCGACGAGGTTTCGAGAATCGTCCAGCTAGCTGGTCTTAAGGGGTCCAGCAGCTCAACGCTTCCGACCCCGATTGCGTCACCGGCTCCGACCGAAATGCCTGCATCGGTGCAGGCACCGGCAATGTCGGGTCCATCCGTGGACGGAGAACCAGAAATGGGATCCGAAATGGACGAGCAGACATGCAGCATTTGCGGAGCATCTGATCACGACGAGCACGAATGCCCGCAGTCCCTAGCCGCCGAAGACATCGAGGACATGTCAGCTGAGTTGGATGAGGAAATGGCCGAGTTCGACCACGGCCATCAAGAAGTTGACGATGAGGGTGAGGAGGTCGATGTTGGGACCTATGTCTATCAGCCGGATAGGCTTCCCCAGCATTTTGGTAAGCAGGGTGACAACACTCTTAATGATCCGCTGACCGAGAAGGCCGATTCCATCTTCCATAATCTGCAGGAAGCATACAAAGCCTACATTTCCGAGGCGGAGAACGAGGATGGGAGCATGAGCCCCCTTAGCGACCCAACCAAGCCGGAATTTGATAAGGATCCATTTTCCGGGGACAAGCCGGTGGACGATGGTAGCCGTAGTCCGATGAGCACCGTCAAGCGCCAGCCGTCGCTGAAGTGATCCAGGAATAAGAGCAATTTGGATGGAGGAAGGATGCTCATCACCAACGTAAGGCCCGTATTGATACAGGTCATCTATTACATGCCTGCACACCCAACTCTGTTGCAGGAATTTACGTGGGGTTACGAGGATCGAATACCCGAGCTGATGCGAACGCATCAGTTTCTAAACTATTGGAAACGCAATATTGATGCCGTCATATCCGAAGTGATGCTAAGTATAGCTGATGAGCGCCGCAAAACATGGCGTTCGGTTGATGAAATACTCAACCTAAACTAACCATCATTGGATGAAAAATGGCAAAAAACACCGCAGACTTTGAAAAGCTCAAGGCTCCTAACCAGCCAACCACTTACACGGCCGAGCAGCTACAGGAATTCGTTCGATGCGCGAATGATCCGATCTACTTCATGGAACACTACATGTATGTGCAACATTCGGTAAAAGGCAAGATACCGTTCGAGGCATATTCATTCCAGA